AACAAATACCTTATATACAATCAATGCTCTAAACCAATTGGTAATGAAAAAGACAGGTGGTATGTTAGATGATAAGTATGAGGTAGATTGGGAAGAGTATAGAAATTGTATATTACTTACAAATGCGGAAGGAGTTAGAAAGATAACAACGAGAGTATTTGATGTGATTGAGATTGAAGGAGTGCAAATAAATTAAAACCAAATAAATATGTTACAGAACGATTACAAAGACCCACAAATTGTGGCTCAAGCGGAAAAGGATTACCCAGAAACTACTGCGGAATACAAACGCATTATGGTGGAACAATACGAACTTTTCTGTAAAAAACAATCAAACTATGGACCGGGTAACATTTCAGTAGGAACTGAATGTAGAAGTGATGGCGATGTCAAACTATCTCTTACTGGTTTATGGTTTCGTATCAATGATAAAATCAACCGATTAAAACAAATGATTATTATTGGTGCACAAGATAATGTAGGTGAATCACTTACGGATACATATCAGGACTTATCAGTCTATGGAATTATTGCCCAAATTGTACAAAATAAAAAATGGGGTAAATAATTTGGAGATACGAAATAATCTTCGTATCTTTGTTTCAACATTTTAGGAATCCGATATTTATACCTGAAAGATTTATCGCGATAATCTTAAAATCTAATTAAATAAAACTTAAAAACAAAAAGCGTACATTATGAACATCAATGCAATCAAGCAACGTCTCAATTCGTTGCAAAACACTTCCAAAAAGACAGATGCTTTATGGAAACCAAAACCAGGAAAATATGTATTACGCATAGTTCCTTATAAGTTCAACAAAGAAAATCCATTCATTGAACTTTTATTTCATTACAATATCAACAACAAAACTTATTTATCACCAGCATCGTTTCAGCGTCCTGACCCGATTTTAGAGTTTGCCGAAAAGTTAAAACGATTAGGTGATACTGAAAATTGGAAAGCAGGTAAGAAGATGGAGCCAAAATTGCGTACATTTGCGCCTGTGGTTATCCGTGGACAAGAAAACGAAGGTGTTAAGTTTTGGGGATTTGGTAAAACTGTATATCAAGAGATTCTTGCAATCATTGCAGACCCTGATTATGGTGATATTACTGACCCAACAGAAGGTCGTGATGTGGTAATTGAAATCGTAGAAGAGGCTGGTAAAACATATCCAGAGACTCGTATCAGAGTAAAACCAAACATTACAAAATTAACTGATAACGCGGAGTTAGAAAACAAATTATTAAATGAGCAGACAGAAATTACTGACATTTATAGTGAGTTATCTTACGCTGAATTAAAGGGTGTTTTGGAAAATTGGTTAAACCCAACTGCATCGCATGATGATGAGGACGCACCTGCTCCATCTGTTTCATCTGAAACTTTATCACCTAAACCACAATCGGTTCAGGAGCAAGTAGCACCACAACCCGTTGCAGTACCTAAATCAGCAGAGCCAGTTACAACCCTACCTTGGGATGCAGAAGATGAAAAACCTGCTTCTACAAAGGTTGATGTAGCATCGGCATTTGAAGATTTATTCAATTCATAAAAATAAAAAGGAGTTACAATGGCAAAAGTTCAAGCGGATTTAGCACAACAAATTGCCGATAATCTAAACAAGAAATACAAAGACCAAAAGGTTGCGTTCTTTTTAGATGATGACTCGGAGGACGCACCCACTAATATAAGTGGGTGGGTCTCTTCTGGGGCAACAATGTTGGATGTGGCGGTTTCCAATAGACCATTCGGAGGTTTTCCGGTTGGTAGAATTACGGAAATCACTGGTTTAGAGCAGAGTGGTAAATCATTATTATCAGCACACGTGTTAGCAGAAACGCAAAAGCAAGGTGGTGTTGCAGTATTGATTGATACCGAAACTGCTGTAAGTAGAGAGTTCTTTGATGCGATTGGTGTAGATGTATCCAAACTATTATATATTACGGCTGATACCGTTGAGGATATATTTGAAACAATTGATACAATCATTGAGCAAGTACGAAAAGGTGATAAAGATAAGTTAGTAACTATCGTAGTGGATTCAGTTGCAGCAGCATCTACAAAGAGAGAGCTGGAAGCTGATTACGATAAGGATGGTTACGCAACTGATAAAGCAATCATCATTTCAAAGGCAATGCGTAAAATCACAAATGTGATTGGTAGACAAAAGATTACATTAGTATTCACAAACCAATTACGCCAAAAGATGAACGCAATGGCATTTTCAGACCCTTGGACAACATCGGGTGGTAAAGCAATTGCTTTCCATGCTTCGGTTCGGTTGAGATTAGCATCAACTGGTAAAATCAAAGCAAAGGATGACAAGGGAAATGAGAGAATCGTTGGTATCAAAGTAAGAGCCAATGTAATTAAAAATAGATTAGGACCACCATTGCGTTCCGCAGATTTTGATATTTTCTTTGATAGAGGTATTGATAACTATGGTGCATGGTTGGGAGCAATGAAGGATTATAACTTTGTTAAACAAGGTGGTGCGTGGTACACATATGTTGATACTGAAACTGGTGAAGAATTTAAGTTCCAAGCCAAAGAGTTACAAGAAGTGTTGGAAGCAAACCCATCTGTAAAAGAACAAATCTATAAACGAATTTGTGAATACACTATTCTACAATACAAAAAAGATTCATTAGATACAGATAATCTATTAGTAGATACAAGCGTATTAGGTGATGAATAAACAAACATATGAACGAGTTATATAAAAGGTTATTAGATGAGGTAAGTGATGAGCATACACAAGTTGTAGAGCAATCATTAAACTCAAAAGTTCTATTGGTAGATGGATTAAATACTTTTATCAGAGCATGGACGGTAAACCCCACAATGGATGATAATGGTGACCACATTGGTGGTATCACTGGATTCTTAAAAAGTATAGGTTACGCAATCAGAGAATACAAAGCAACTCGTTGTATTATTGTATTTGATGGTAAAGGTGGTTCGGACAGCCGTAAAAAGATATTTAGTGGATACAAAGCTGATAGAGGTAAAAGCCGTTTTAGAGTAAATCGTCAATATGAAGATATGATGTCCAAGGAAGATGAGAGTGTTTCTATGAAACGCCAAATGATTGGTTTAATAGAATTGCTTGAATATCTTCCTGTGGATATTATGTTATATGATAATATAGAAGCAGATGATGTAATTGGTTATATTGCATCGCAATTAGTTACGGAAAATGATGGTGCAATAGTAATGTCATCAGATAAAGATTTTTTACAATTAGTTAAATCAAATGTTCAAGTTTACTCTCCAAGCAAAAAGAAATTATATACGGAGCAAAAGGTTGTTGAAGAGTTTGGCATCCATCCCAACAATTTTATGGTATATCGCTGTCTTGATGGTGATACCTCTGATAATATTGATGGTATCGGTGGGTGTGGTCTCAAAACAATTATTAAAAGATTTCCGGAAGTGGTGGAATCGGAAAGGGTAGAGTTTGATAAATTGTTTGAACTATGTGAAGAACGAGGTGCTGGAAAAGGACCTAAAATTTACAAAGATATTTTAGATGGGAAACCAATAGTAGAAAGAAATTTCAGATTGATGCAATTGGAGAATCCTGAAATATCATCTAATACAAGAATGAAGATTAACGCCAAATATCAAGAGAATGTATCTAAATTAGATAAACTATCTTTTATTAAAAAGGCAATGAGTATGAAAGTGATTGATGCACTTGGTGATGTAAATAGCTGGGTGGTTAAAACTTTCGGAACAATAAACAAATATAGTAAATAACAATTTAAACACGGAGATAAAATCTATGAAGTGCATTAAAAGTAAAGAAGGAGAAATCCGCCGAGTAACAGAATTAGAAGCTGACCAAAAGGTAGCAAATTACGGATGGGTGTTCGTTCCCAAATCAGAGTGGAAAGCCCTACGTCCAAAGAAAGAGGACAAACCAAAAGTTGAGGTAGACAAAAATTTATCAATTGAAGAAAAAAGATTAGCAAGAAAGAAGAAGGATAAAAAATAATGGAAGCAATAGACAATCTACAAAAGTTCGGACAATCGTACCAAGCCAAAGTAGTTGCATCATTATTGGAATCCCAACCTTTTTTAAATCAAGTTTCAGATATAACCAAAAAAGATTTTTTTGAGTTAGAAGCAGATAGATGGATAGTTGGTGAAATTGTATCCTATAATCAAACAAGCAATGCTGCACCTACATTAGATGTATTCAAAGTTAAATTGAGTGCAATAGAAACAGATGCGCAGAAGAAAATGATTGTAGATAGATTACAACAAATCTACGATTTATTTGGTTCACCTGATGCTGATTTTGTTAAAAAAGAATATCTACAATTTTGTAAAAGACAGAAACTTAAATCTGCAATTTTCCAATCCGTAGACTTATTACAAAGTGGTAAGTATGATGAGGTAGGAACAATTATTCAGGATGCTTTAAGAGCTGGATTAGAAAACAATTTAGGACATGATTACTTTTTAGATATTCTATATCGTTTAGAAGATGTAAAGAGAAATTCCGTACCAACTGGTTGGGCACCAATCAACGATTTGATGGATGGTGGTTTAGGACCTGGTGAGTTAGGTGTTGTAGTAGCACCATCTGGTATTGGTAAGACTTGGTTATTGTGTAAGTTAGGAGCAGATGCGGTAGCAAAAGGTTTCAATGTATTGCATTATAGTTTGGAATTGAGTGAGAACTATGTAGGTTGTAGGTATGATACAATCTTTACAGGTATCCCATTAGCAGATTTGAAAAACAACAAAGATGAAATCCAAAGAAAGTTGAAAAACTATTCATCTCGTTTGATGATTAAAAATTATCCAAATAGAGGTGCTAGTGTTAAAACTATGAAAGCTCACATTGATAAATTGAGAGCAACTGGATTTATTCCACATATTATTATAGTAGATTATGCAGATTTACTTAAACCTGTAAATAAACGAGATGGTTTATATGCAGAGTTAGGTGGTGTGTATGAGGAACTACGTGGTATGGGTGGTGAAGTTGGTGTTCCAATTTGGACAGCATCACAAACTAATAGAGGTGCGTTGGAAGATGAAGTAATTCACGCGGATTCAATTGCGGATAGTTACGCTAAAGTAATGACAGCTGATTTTATTATGAGTGTATCTCGTAAAGATAAAGATAAGTTGGCAAATACTGCGAGAGTACACGTGATGAAAAACCGATTTGGACCGGATGGTTTAACATTCCCAACAAAGATGGATACAATGAAAGGTGAAATAGAAATATATGATGCACAATCATCAAATGGTATTATGGCATCCAAAGAAAGTAATAATGGAGTTCAGATAGAAAAGAAATTATTACACAAAAAGTACTTGGAAACCATGCCAAATGATATGGGCTAACATCCTTAAAATACTACCAAACTTACATAGAAAAATCCTATGAAAAGTTGAGTTGAAAAGGAAATATATACGATACTTATCTATACCTAAAATTAAAAATAGATAAAAACTATGAGCAAATTATTTACAGAAAGAGTGGCATATAAACCATTTGAATATCCGGTTTATTATACAGAGGGTTGGTTACTACAAGCTCAAGCGTTTTGGTTACATACGGAAATACCGATGCAAGGTGATGTTAAAGATTGGAATGAAAATCTTACACCTGCTGAAAAGCATTTAGTTGGAAATATTCTTTTGGGTTTTGCTCAAACGGAATGTGCGGTTTCCGATTATTGGACAGGTATGGTTACTAAATGGTTTCCTAAACACGAAATCAGACAAATGGCAATGTTATTTGGTTCACAAGAAACAATTCATGCTACTGCATATTCGTACTTAAATGAAACATTGGGGTTAGAAGACTTTGAAGCATTTTTACACGAACCTGCTACAAAAGCTAGATTTGAAATGCTAACCGAAACTACTGCTGATTGGACACCTGCGGATTTAAGAACAAATCCATTTGCAAGAAAAGAAGTAGCAAGAAGTTTAGCAATATTTTCAGCATTTGCAGAAGGTGTTGCACTTTATTCATCGTTCGCGGTTCTATATTCTTTCCAAATGAGAAACTTATTAAAGGGTGTTGGACAGCAAATGAAGTGGAGTGTGAGAGATGAATCATTACATTCTAAAATGGGTTGTCAATTATTCAACCATATGTGTGAAGAATATCCAGAATTAAGAGAAGATGCAAAAGCTAGTATAGTTGAGGCAGCTGGATTGATTAGAGATTTAGAACACAAATTTATTGATAAAATGTTTGAAATGGGCGATTTGGAAAATCTTAAAAAGGAAGATTTGAAAGAGTTTATTACAAAAAGAATCAATGAAAAAATTGGTGAATTAGGATACAATCCAATACCCGGTAGTGATGTATATTTTGAGTATGATGATACAAAGGCAAGTGAATTAGACTGGTTTTATCATCTTACGGGTGGAGTTACACACACCGATTTCTTCGCAATGAGACCAACGGATTATTCAAAAGCAGGTGAAGGGGAAGATTGGGGAGATATATTTTAATTAAATTATGAAAAATTACGGAGAAGAATTAGGCTGGGAGCTAGATGTAGATTTCCCAAGCTGGGGAAATAATGAGATATATGTAAAAACTATATCCAAAGGGTACTTGCAAGACGGTGAGAAACCAAAGGATGCCTATTGGCGAGTTGCCACAAAGGTAGCACGAAGATTGGGTAAACCACAATTGGCTACAAAGTTCTTTGATTACATTTGGAAAGGGTGGCTGTGTTTAGCAACGCCTGTATTATCAAACACAGGTACTGATAGAGGTTTACCAATCTCTTGTTTTGGTATTGATGTTGGAGATAGTATCTATGAGATTGGTTCAAAGAATTTAGAGTTAATGTTGTTGGCAAAGCACGGAGGTGGAGTTGGTATTGGTATCAATCAGATTAGACCTGCTGGTTCAAAGATTACTGGTAATGGTACATCCGATGGTGTAGTTCCATTTTGTAAGATTTATGATTCAACTATATTAGCAACAAATCAGGGTTCAGTTCGTAGAGGAGCAGCATCTGTAAATATGAACATTGAACACAAAGATTTTGAAGATTGGTTGGAGATTAGAGAACCAAAGGGAGATGTGAATAGACAATCACTAAACATGCATCAATGTGCGGTAGTGGGTGATAAGTTTATGAGAAAATTGCAAGAAGGGGAACCGGAGGCTAGACGTAAATGGGGTAAGTTACTACAAAAAAGAAAGGCAACTGGTGAACCATATATTATGTACAAAGGTAATGTAAACAAACAAAACCCAGAAGCATATAAAAAGAATGGTTTAAAAGTATATATGACCAATATTTGTTCAGAGATTGTATTACATACTGACGAATCACATTCATTTGTATGTTGTTTATCAT